GGGTAACCCTAACCAGCCATTAGACCAGTCAGGGGTAGTACCATTACTCGTCTTCGCTTTCTTCGTCAGCGTCGGTTACTACAACGTCCTTGCATGACTCGGCGAACTTGCGAATGTTGGTCACCATTGCGGTTGCAGCTTCCATGATTTCATCAGCAAGCGTATCAATGGCATCTGGGTCACTGGTCTTAAACGTGGTGTTTACTTTAGCACTAAGCTCGCGGACTTCGCTCTTGCTTTCACGTGCATCTTTACGGGCTTGAGCGCGGTTGGTACGTTGCTCTTTACGCTCTTCTTTGGTGGAGTCAAGCTCTTCACGCAACGTACGCTGCTCTTCAAGCAAAGTTTTTTTCTGCGCTTGGATTTCTTTCATTTTGGATTGTTTAGCGGACATAATAAATTACCTTTGGTTTGTTGGTTATCCCGGCTGTTACCGTAAGCTTCACTATAATGTTACACCGAGTAAGGGTAAAGAGGTTTTCTTGTTATTTGAAACCAATTTGCTTCAGCATATCTTTGGCCTCATTTATGTACCAGTTAAAATCAATGTCTTCTGGCATGGTATCCGGTAGTTTCATCAGTGGTACAGCTCCGTCTGACCTTGGTACTTTGTTACCGCTGGTGCTGTAGAATAAGGCGTCTAGCTCATCAGCGCCGTAATACCATCTAACAGCCTTGCCAATATAGCGCTCGCCCTTTACAGCTCCGCCATTGACCGTTCTAATGCTTACAAACTGCCGGATGTCAGCACAAGCCCGTATAGTTTCTTCAACCGGCTTGCCGTCCGTTAAAAATGCCTTAACCGCGTTAGCACATACTCCGTTAGTCGGGTTACTTCGTAATTGGTAAAAATGGCTACCTTGATCAGCATAAGCTCCTTTACCTTTAACTCCATCAGCCTTAACCGCTATGTAGTTGTTAACGTCCCGGCTGTTAATGCTAAGGTAATCCGCTGGTTCCATATCGTAACCAGTATCAATTTCCCACTCCAGCACTAGGTCTTCCACAAGCCCTTCTAGCGCCCTTGGTATTTTGGTTACTATACCGTCCGTGTTGGCACTTATAACCCCTATACCGGCTTGCTCAAGGCGCTCAACTAGCATTAGCAAGCTTAACTGCCCGGTTATGGTTACCTGCATCATCAGGTCTGGCGCGTACAAGCAAGACCAAACACTGCCTAGTTTGCCAAAAGAACCATTGATGGTAATCTTCAAAGACTCATTTATGGCGTTCCAATATTCGTAAGCTTTAGTATCTCCTTTATCCTTAGTTTGTTTGGCTTTCTTCTTAGCGTGTAACCGCTTTGATACTATGGCTCTATATATCTTAAGGAATGGTTCGCCGAGGTGCCTCGGGGTTAATTTGTTTAAGAGTATTATAAAAGGATAAAAAGCAGCAACATCGTATTCCCGCACTATATAATCTTCGTCAGTTACGTGACGGGCTTTCTTTTCGTTGCTATGTACACCGCCGATACCGACCGTGTACAGTGTGTTTCCCATTGTAAATTTTTGCTTGGTCTTCTTTTCCGGCATCGCGCCTTTATTCTTACCAGACTTTATACGGTCGTCTTCCTCAAGTTTAAAGTTAAACACCATGTATCCGTTTTTATCAACAGTAAAGGGTAAGGTACAGTATTGTTCTAATATATCCTGTAACTGCTCAGTCTGAAAACTGATGTTAGCTGGCGGACGGTAGCGGAACCGAGTACCCAGTTCTATCTTTGGTCGGGTAGCTTTTATATCATAACGCTCATCTAGTTCACGCTTAATAACTGACTCGGCTATTTGTGCGTCAGACTTTGAGCGTAGGTCTATTTCATGTTCTTTGCTCATTGAAACCCGTAGGTTAATTTCTGGTTCAATTGTTTTAAATAGTTCCTCAGTATCTATTAAGTCCAAACCGCAATAGTAACGGATATCAGGTAATTGGTGTTCCTGTACCTTATCCCAATGATTAATCGGCATATCCATCATTTCTTTTATGTGCATACGACCGGCATAAATCTTAAGAGAAGCCTTTAGTGGAGCAACTTCTATCAGGTCAATATGGTCTAGCTGTAGCTTTGCCATACCAACCTGCTTTCTTACTTGCCAAGGTTGCAGTTTCTCCTCTATTATCATTTGGCTTACTTTATAGATGGCCTTGTTGCTTAACCCGGCAACTGCTGCTTCTATAATAAGAGCATCGTACTTTATGCCATTGAAAGTTATAATGGTATATGTATTTAGAAGATGTAGGATATTCTTTACATTAAGTTCAGAGTCATTGAACTTTTCAAAGTAAAGAACATCCCCGGTTGATACCTTCCTAAACATAACCAGTAAGTAATTAGGAAGGCATTCTATATCTAATGTAACAAGAGTCTTATGGTCCATGCTTATCCCTTATCTTACGCCCTTGTTAGCCGTTACCGTTTCCTGGCTGTTGTATTGCCCTTTGACAGCATAGCTCTGTTCACTTGGTACAGGCTCACAAGCAAAGAAAACCATTTGCCCTATCTTCATACCGGGTTTGATAAGAAGACCGTGGTGCTGAGTAACATTGGTCAGCTCCAGGGTTAGTTTACTATTATTCCAACCGGGGTCACACCAACCAGCCATTAGATGCTGAAGCCCTGAGCGAGCCAAGGAGGACTTCAACTTATATTCCGCGGCTACCCAGTTAGGAAGGTTAAAAGTTTCTGCTGAGGTCGCCAGAATAAAGTCACCGGGTAAAAGTGAATATCCTTGTTTGCCTATAAGTATCTCCTTCATATTAAGCGATTCTTTTTCTTTTAGGTCAACTACAGAACCGGGTATGTCTTTTTCTTCAACCAGTATACGGTCACCGATAGTTATGTCAATAGTAGCGCCATTGATATATTCTGGGTTTGCATCTATAACCCCTGACTGAACAAGATGTAACAACTGAGTATAAGAAATAAGTGACATAATATTATCCTCTAATGTAATCGGGGTCTTGGTTGGTATAACCTGGACCAGCGCCAAAGTCTTCTTCGCTGATAAGTTCCTCTATTAACATTCTTGCTGAGTCATAATGCCCTTCAACAATAAAATTAATAATACGTCTTTCCTGTAATGGTAACTGACAGCTGAAGAAGAATGTAAATTGATCAATACGTATTTGGGTTGTATTGAATGTTAGGAACTCATACCACTTATTAACCGGCATATATACGCCGCGATCTCCTGCTTTTGCCAAATAATGAATAGCCTTACGCAAGTCCTGGACGCCATTCTTGTCTCGCCAACGGCTGATGTATTTGGTAGCACAAGCCAACAAGTAAGGCATTCTTACGTCGCATACATAGTCCCAATGCTGGTACTTGATGCGGTAATGGGTTCCGCCTATTTGCATATCATTAGGTTCCATTACAGTTCCTCCATTTCACGGGTGAATGCTTCTACCATCTCTGACGCTAGTGCTATAGCACTAAGGTTGTGATAGCCGTACATAACATTGATAATGAATTTGCGCCATTTACGGAAAGGGCGTTTGGCACAAACCTTACCTTCCTTTACCTGTTGTATGCAGTACCACATTCCGCTTAGAGTATCTGCTAGTTTAAGGAAGTAAGCTTCCTCTGGATGCAAGTTAAAGTGAACGCCGTTATCTTCTTCCCAGTGACGCTCAAGTTTGTCCAAAACACTTTTCAGTTCTGGGCTTGCTTGTTTGATAGGGAATGGGATATCCCCTGTATAATACTCAGCCGCGTCATGGGTTAATGCCGCCAGCAATAATTCCTTGGAACATTCTGGATAGATATGTTGCAGTATCAAAGCAACTTCCCATTCATGCTCACTGTTTTTCTGTTTGTCCATACCGATACTATTATGGAACCGAACCACGTTACCGCTTTGCAATACCTTACGAATATTCATTATTTAGATCCTTTCTTAGCACGAGTTACCAACCATTCACTAGCAGCCATACACCAGTCGTCAGCTAATATACAACCGGTATGATTAATAGCTTCAATCGGCCCTTGCTCTTTATGAATAAGGTAAACCCGTAACATTGGTAAAACCAGTTCTTCAAAATAAGCTGATTTCCAATAGGTTCCGATAGCTACTTCAGCCAAACCAAAGTCATCATATAGATCAAAAAACTGCTTCAAGTCTTGGTTAAACCAACGCATACCAGCATGGGACATTGTAACCAAACGCTCGCAAGACTCATACGGATTAAACCCTCCTTGGAACCCTTCATTGGTGCGGTTATAAGCATCGCCAGCGGCTCCCTCAGTGTATACATGGAAACTGTTACTAACCTGACTATATGTACCCATGTTAACGCCTAAGCTGGCGGCAACGTATTCCTGGATCATACTAAACTGTACCACGTTAGCACCGTAGGCTCCCCATATCATATCGTTGGAACGGTTAAATACAGTCATGTCCAACCGCTGGTTACGCATACGGAATACAATGGACATATTACAGGCTTTATCCCTAGTGTCCTTATTAAGGTCTGCTGAGTCCCATATCTGGCATACTGCCTGACGGCTGTTAGGGTCGTTAGTTAGAATATCAATAACCTCTTCTATTTGGTCAAGGTCGCAGTTACCCGAATCATTGAACTGGTTGCGTAGCCTGTAACCGTAAGCAGCGTTAAAGGTTTTGGTATCATCACTGAAGTCAACCATACGCTTGTTAAACTCAGACAGGAATTTAACATCATCACGCCCTGCTAAAATCCAAAGGGATTCCATAAAGTGGAAGAAAGGGTTGGCGTCCCTAGCAGAGCTGACTAGGACGCGCTGAGCAGGGTTTTTGTAAACAGTGGTTACGGGTGCAGGTAACTCCAGGGTCATACCGTTACGGCTTGGTACGGCTACGCCTTGCGCCTTCATTAGCCTTAGCCCTTGGAATAGTGCGTCGTTAACATTGTTGGCGGTAATTACATACATAATCTAAACTCCAGCATATTTGCGTTTGGAACGACCGGTCTTATTAGTTACCCTCATAAATTTGTCAAACTCGCACATCGTATTTTGAAGGTTTTGATAACAAAGGATATCTAAAATACTATCCGGCAATTCATACTCAATTAATTCATAAGCTTTGTCAATAGCGGTTTGGTAATTACGGGCTGTTATCTTCTCCTCCCAAAACCATTCTAAGCCTCGCAAGCTACCCGGCCCTGGAGCACTAAAGCTAAACCAGTCCGGAGCCTTATTTAATGGGTGATCTATTGTATTCTTAATATCAGCCACTACTTGACCCGCTAGGAAACTTGCTAACCCTTCCACTGTCATCAACCGCTTGTGTGCCTCAGTCAGTGTAACGCAATTATCAATGATGTCTTTACGTTTTGCAAGTTGTTTTAGTAAATAAAGACAGTAGTCCGCTTTCGGCATCGCCTTACCATTAGTGGATATAATGTAAGCGCCGTTCCATATACGCTTACCGGCTGCTTTACGCTCAGCCAATATGGTTTCAGCATTTTGCAGCCATAAGCTAAAATCAGCGTCAAAGTCTATAGGCTGCATAAGCTCAGCAAGAGTATCCGGCTGGTTAAATATACGGGCTACCACCATAGCAAAGGTATAGGAAGCCGCTGTAGACTCCTCAGCGCCAAAGTCATCAAGCCCTGTAGGGTAAAGCCAGTTATTACGTATCCACCGGGTAACGCGGTCGTCCTCCCGGTTGACGTTGCAAAAATAAACCTCCTGCATAACCTTGTTCGGGGTCCAGGGTTTACCCGCTCCGTCTTCTTTTAGCTGGCGGATACTTTCCCTCTCTAATATCCAATAAACCATTTGTTCTTGATTGGCGGTTAACATTACAAAACCCCTAGATGGTCATCTACCATTTCTTCAAACCTTTCAAACCTGTTTTCAAGCGGCAACTCAATCCAGTTCAGCCCGTCGTTGTCTAGCTTGTTGCGTATACGGTAGGTAGAATCATAAGTCTTTTTGGCGTTATGGTATACGCTGTCTTTAAGGTGGTCGTCCTTATTTGAATCTCTTCTACGTTTGCGGATATGTTCCATGCAAGTATCAAAGTCAGTTTCCAACATAATAAACAGAAAGTTATCAGGGTCACGCTTTGCTAACTCAGCGTAGCGCCCATAAATATGGGATATAAAAAGCCCCTCAAACATTACATGACCATCAAATGAAAAGTCATCTATTAACTGGTGTATTTCATCTTGGGTTGAAACCGTATCGCAACCGCCACAAATGCTTTCGTAAGAACCAACTACAAACACGGTTTCGCCTTTATACTGGCACTGATAACCCTTTGGCTTCTTACTGTTTTTGGGCCATATAGGTTCTACGCTACTACATAGCTCAAAGAAGGTTCGCATCAGTGTGGTTTTACCTGACCCGCTGGTGCCTCGTATATTTATAAGCATTACAGGCCGTCCCCTTTAACTATAAAGCCTTTACGTATACATCGGGTTACTTGCTTACGGCAAGCTTCCTCTGTAATGTCACCCCTGTTATCAAGAATATAAGTAAGGGTAGCTTCCCCCATATTGTCATCCACGATATCGTATATTTTGCGGGGTAACGTGTTGGCTTTAGGCTCTGTACCAAGTGCGAGCAAGGTTGCGTCAGTAACCCGTTTACCCCTGCTAACCTTGGTAGACTCAGAGCCTTCTGTGGGCGATTTGCTGGTGGGTTTAGCGTCGGCGCTACCTTTGGTTACAGTGGTATCCTTACTACGCTCGGCAGCGGCTTTGAGCAGCCGTTTACCGACAGCCGGGGTAAACGCCGGGTAGTCATCGGCGGTATCCTGTAACAGTGCAAAGGTATGTTCGGCGGCTTGCTCTTCGTTTTCAAGCTCACGGGGTTTGTCTGTTAATTTATGGTAAAGAATACCTACCTCTTTAGAAGACATTTCCATAAGCATATCATCCGACTCCCCTATAATGACAACCGCCAAACCAAGATTGTTATCGGTGATATACTTTTGCAAGGTGTCAGCATTGTCGCATTTGCATTCTACTGACAGCGTATCATAATCAATTAAATAATTCATGTTTACCCCTTTTCCCAGTTTACAGTGTAAAGATACATGACTTGCCCCACAATAGCAAGGACTTCCCGTTTGGCTTGACCAGCCATTGCGGGGAAGGGCAACTCACCCCGGTAAACGTGCTCAAGCTTACCATTCATAGCCCGTATAAACTGGCGGTTGGCTTCCCCCTTACTCATTTTCTTAGCTTCAGCTTTTGCTTTCAATGTTTGTTTTATTTCGTGCTTATTAAACATAGTAACCTCGCAAAAATAACCCCCCGCGTTGGCAGGGGTAAGGGTTTTGATTATACCAGTTTTACAAAGCCTTTTTGAGCAGCTTTTTTAATTTTGCGGATGGCGAACGCTTGGTCAACTGTTTTGGCGCTTTTGGGGCGGTTGTAGCTGGCGATAAGGTTGGTGGCAACCTCGGCGAAGGAACCGTCTATGGAGTCTTTTACAGCCTGAACAATACTGGCGGCTAATGTACCCTCCTTAGCTTCCTTTTCAACCGTTACAGTGGTTTCTTCCACGTTGTAGGTAAGGGTCTCGCCGTTTATCAACATGGTAATGCTTTTACCTTCTGGCTCGGCTGCTTTAGCTTTCTTAGCTTTTTTGGCAGGTTTAACCACTGGCGCTTCGGTAGCTTCTTCCACTGGCGCTTCGGTAGCTTCTTCCACTGGCGCTTCGGTAGCTTCTTCCACTGGCTCAACGTCAACATAAGGTGCGGCGATTTCTTGGATTTGCAAGGTACGCTTGATAGCGGTTGTTTTATCGCTGAACTTTTTAATTTGATTGCTACCTGTAACGGTTGCGAAATCATTGTACAGGGCGGTGATGTCTGCAATTTTAAGGTTGGAAAGTTCTGCTTGGTTGTAAGTATTCATAATGGTTTTCCTGTTTTAACTGTTTAAGTGTTTTTGGCTGAGGCCGTTCGCCCTAACCATGAACCTCAGTATACACGCCGACAGAACGAAAGCAAGAGGTACAGCAAAGAAAGCTTCAAGAAATAAGATCGGCATACGTTAGCCTCACTAATGTAGAGGGTTCCAAGCTTTTGGCGATAAGTTTTAGGGTCTGTTTACTGGTTGGGTCTTCTACCTGTTTACGGTAGCGTCTAGCCATATCCTTTACCTGACGGTTAGGCGTTTTGCTGAGGTAGCTGGCCAGCGCCATATTAAGGGTAAAATCCCAAAGATTATTATTTGAGTACATAATAAAACGGGGACAGCGTTAGCCATCCCCGTATCCCCCTTTCTAAGCCGTTTTAAAGGTCGTCATCGTCAAAGCTGTCACTACCCTCAGCGTAATCCTCAAACTCGCTGGTGGCTGCTACGCTACCGTCTAGACGAGGACCTTTCTTGCGGAGCATAAGGTTATTAAGACCAACGGCTACACCGGGTTTCCCGCCATCTTTAGCGTCAAAGCCGTAGACGTTAACCGATACGTGGAAATAGGCTCCGCTGTAACAAAGCTCTTCCAGGTCGTCCATGTCGGCTGGTTCGTTTTCTTTGTTTACAATACCCGGCTTTTTACCGCCGTTGCAGTTAAAGAAATACATACCTTCGTATTCCTCGCCATCGCGCTCTTCGTCACCGTCACGCATCGGCAACTTGTAACGGGCTTTTTTCTTAGCTGCGTCACTACCGTGCTTCTCTACCAAAGCTTGTTCAACCAGCTTGTTAAACTTCTTAACTTGCGGGTCATCCTTTGGCAGTAATACCTGAACGCTGTAGTTGCCAGCCTCACCGTTTTCTTTCTTACGAGGTTCGGTTACAAATACAAAGGAACCGCGAACGTTTTGTAGAATCATCTTAGCCATTTTGTAAATCCTGTTTATCTGTTTAAGTGCGTAAGCTGTAACAATGGTGCTACAGCTCAATAAAGTTTACCCCTAATCGGGCAGGTTTGTAAAGTCACTTATCATGGTTGGCTCAACCGCTTTACGTTTGTCTTCAATTGGCGCTGCCACTATTCCGGGAGTAGGTTTCTCAGTTACTTCGTTCATAACCTCCTTAGCTTCTTTGGGCTTCATGTGGTTTTTAAGGGCTTTCTCTATATCGCCCAACGGTCTTAACTTTTGCTCGTATAATTCCTCCGGCTCCAGGTAGTCATATAAAGGTGAAAAGTCTTCGTCTAAACCTTCTTCTGTAAACTTTCTATGTACTGTTTTATATACTAACTTGTAACCAGCATCATAATCTTTGGAACCATGATCCATTTCCAACTTAACTTGGTTATTTACTGCTACAACAAAAGAGCGCAACATATCAGCATGGTCTAGGATAGTGCGCTTTTGCTCAGCAGACATAACCTTTGGGTCGGGGAAGGTGTCCTCAGCAAAGTCCGCTATCGCTATTTCCTGGGTCTTGTTATACAGTGCAGGGCATTGTCCGGCGGCTTTACAGAAACGGCAACCGTCGTCACTTGGTACAAGCTCAGCGTCTGGGTCGCGGGTGCGGTTAGCCTTTGGTACCAGTTCGTTCACTTGCCAATTATTAAGGTCTACCGCTGTAATTTCCCAGGTACGGATTGGCCCGTGTGTATGTATTGCCCTTGGTTGGGTTATGGTGACCCTGACGTTTGTCTGGTCGGTTATATGAGTACTTTCCTCCAGGGCTACGCCCAAAGCATAGCACAAGGCTTGAGAGTTATGCTCTGGCTCTACCGCTACGCCTTGCCCATGCTTATAATCTATAACCTCAATTTCAACAAGGGCATCGCCGTCCCATACCAGCAAAACAACGTCTGAAGTTCCGCCGTCAAGCCCTGGAATATTTAGTGGTTTAAGGCTGGCGCGTACCTCTACCTTAATCTCTACACGGTATCCCCATCCCTCATGCTCGTCTATACGTTCCTGTACATAATCTAGACTAACCTGTACAGCATCAGACATTTCTTCATTGACGGTAAACTTAAAACCGTCTACGGTCATCTTCTTGCCAATATGGTCGGCTGCTACACCCTTGGCTGTTAAAGCTAATTCATGTATCTCGTGTGCTGTCGTACCCTCGGCCGCGTACTTGTTAGGGGTTTCTGTTATGTCAAGACTTTCTATAAGCCGTACACTCCCAGGACAGGTTAACCATCGTTTGCTGGCGGAAGGGCTTAACCGGGCATGGTGTTTTTCTTCAATAACGTGAGCAGTCATTATAGATACACCTTTCTACCTTCTTCCAATTGATCTAATGTATCGTCTTCAATACATACATACCAGACTTCAGCATTAACTAACCAACCTATACAAAGACCGTCGTCTAGGTTGGTTTCTGGATGCAAAGGGTCAGCGCCTATAAAGACCTCTTCTGGGACATTGTCGTAACAGTCTTTTATTTCTTGGAAACTACCTTCGTTCCACATATTTAAAAAGGTAGGACAATCATTCCTATCTAAACCTAAAGCGTATTGTATAGCCGCTACCGCTGCATTACTTTTCATAACAGTACTCTTATATAAATTGAACGGTTTTTATTGTACACCATTTTTCAATCTCAACCTCATTACCTTTGCTGGCAACAATAGCCGCATTAGGACACCAAAAACCGTGAGTCTCAGCCATGTCTTCATGTGTTACGAAGAACTTGGCTTTGGCGGTTGTTTTCTCAATACGAATATATTTAAAGATTTGGTTTGGACTACCTTTTCTTTCAATAGGGGTTTGGGTTACTGGTTGTTTATTAATTGGTGGTACAGCATCAGCCATAACATGGAAGGATTCTCTATGTTCTGCTAATACAATTTCCCAGTCTTGCTCGGTCATATTCATAAAGTGTTTTCCTGCTTATACTGTATTTGATTTCCAGGTTGATATTACTCAAGGCGCTTGCTTGCTGGCGGTTAAACTCAGCATAGTCTAGAAAAGCTTTAAAAGTAAGGTAAATACGTTTCGGCATATACTTCGGCATAACACCTTTACGTATGCGGTAAAAGGTGTCCAAGGTATACTCAGGGAACTGTTTATGCAAAGCGCGAGCATTGTATTGGCCGTGTAACCATATACAATGTTTGCGCTTTGCAAAGTCTTTATGAAGGGTGTTTGTTTTCAAGTTCCCACTTACCTTTAACAAGGATGTACCTTTCGTTTTTAGAAAAGAGAACAGGGGGCGAGTCCCTTTTCATATAATAGGGGTTTGTTTCGGAACCTTCGCTTAAAACTTTAGATACTATATGTATTTTAGCTTTTTCCTTAGAGGTCTCTAATCCAGTTCCAACTAGGTATTCATTGTACTCAGATCTAAAAGCAGGTTCATCTTTACTATGATAACCTATAATTCGGTTTTCATAGTAACCTAATCGATAAAGTTCTTTGTCTTCTTCTACTTCTTCCCTAATCATACTCAATAAGAAAGGGTTGTTTATTCCCTTGTCAACATTATCTATATCTAGTATTTTAGGTGGGTATTTTCTAATTGTAGAGTAGCATATTTGGCTAATTCTACTAACGGATACACCGAAACGCTCCCCTAGTTCTTTCATACTGAGTGTTAGCGTTAGCTCAAGGATTTTAAATTTTTGATAATCAGTAAGCCCAGCGTTAACTAAAGGGTCCTCTGTTTTACGTTTGCAGTTTGCAGCAGATTTCATGGAAGTATGATAGTGGTCAGCTACACCGCAATCATAGACCTCTACTTCATAAGAAACTGTTTTTATCTTTTTAATTTTACTCACGGTATTTAGATGTCTAAATCGTTTAAGGGTATACAGGCTATCTTTCTTAACCCATACCGCTTTCCCCTTAGGACTCCACTTACCTTCGATTTCTTTACCGCAAATTGACTTGGATCCGTTGGCTAAAAATCTAATTCCAGAAATTGAGTATAGGGTTTTGTTTTTCATAACTGTTTTCCTGTTTTAGTGTTTTGGCTGTTTTATGCGGTACGGTCAAAGGTATAGAGGTCTGCTTTCTTTACCCAAACTACCCGGCCGACACCTTCCCACTTACCGGCAATTTTCGTACCGCAAATTGTCTTGGATCCGTTGGCCACAAACTTGGTTCCGTTAAACGTGTAGAGGGTAGTTGATTTCATTTTGCTGCTTTCCTGTTTTGGTGGTTTACTTGACTATGAACTAAGTATACACGCTTTAAGAGGAGATGCAACACCTTTTTTCAGCTTTTGTCGTTTGGGAGAATGGTGGGCCTTGCTGGACTTGAACCAGCGACCAACGAATTATGAGTTCGCGGCTCTAACCAACTGAGCTAAAGGCCTTTATTAAGAGATGACCGGCGCGTCACGGGATCAAACCGGGACACCCTGACTATCGGCAACTTACACCTCCCCGCCCTTGTCGGATCATAAGGTATAGGTTCAAAGATACCCTATACTACCAAGTGGCCGGTCATCTCTTAATAATCCTGCTTTTATTAACCCAGAGCAGGAACTGGAGGTTGTTACGCTGTGAAGGCTTTGAACATGGCCTGGAGTTGTTTGGCAGTACAGTCAGCAATCTTGGTTAGAGTTGCAGCGCCGTTACTGTTCATTATTTCTTTGGCTTCGTCACGGCCGACTTCTTTAGCGTAAGCTTTGGCGGCTACTTTAACGGCGTCGGCTGTTACTTCGCTGCTGTCTTCCTCTTCATCTTCAAGCCCGTCGTCTTCTTCGGCCTGCTCTGCTGGTACTACTAAAAAGGTGGCAACAATGTCGGCATATTCATCGGCATCAATAGCACTGACCATGCGTCCCAACGGGTCGCCAGCTTTGCCGCCGCCACTTTCCAGGCAAGATTTGACAAAGTCTTCACCGTGTTCGGCTTTGGCTTTCTTAACCGCTGTTTTAAAAGCGGAAAGGCTCATGGTGTCGGTGTCGCCCTTGCTAGCTGGCTCTTCCGCTTTAGATTCCGCTTTAGATTCCGCTTTAGATTCCGCTTTATCGGCACCCTTATTAGAGGGCGTTTTGGCAGCGGTTTCTTCGGTGTAACCTTCTCCCAATAGCAGCCGGTTTACTTGGTCAATCATCGGCGCGTTTTCAGCGTTCATCTCAATTTCGTAAATTACCTTAGCCATCGTAATACCCTTAATTTGTGGTTAGTCTGTTTTACTGGCTTACCTGCTTATGTATCCCGGCCAGTGGAAACAACTATACAGCTTTTGCCGGGCTGTGCAACCGTTAATTTGTGTATAATTTTGCTCGTTGCGTTACGCGCTAATTTGCCCCATACTATCCACCCTTTATAGCCAAAGCGATAGGAGCAATATGGATGATACAGTACCCGCTCAACCTTAAACAGATAGGGGAACTGCAAAAAGGCAGTTTGAACCTACTAATAGAAGAGGCCGGGAACCCTAGCCATTTAGCCCGGATGCTAGGTTTACCCGTTAGTACAGTTCACGGATGGTCACAGAGAGGGCGTATAAGTAAGGAGGGCGCAATGCTGGTAGAGCGTTGCGCCAACCTTAGCTTGACAGCCAAAGAATTAAGACCTGACCTATAAGCCGGGGGAAGTGGTATGATTGTAGACAAAGAACAGTTAAAACCGTATATCTCACAACAAGCCGACCTTATACCGTTGCACGTTTGGAACAAGCAAACTGTTCGCAAAGGGAAAATCCAACTACGCGGTAAAACGCCCCTACAAGGCGACTGGACAACCACTGACAAAAATACGGACAGGGCGCTGGCACTGGCTAAAAAGGGCCATAACGTCGGCTATCGGTTAGGTGAATGCGACCTTGTTATTGATATTGACCACCGTAATTTCAAACAGGGGGAAGACAGCCTTGCAAAGCTTTGCAGCTTCCTGGGTATAGCAGATTTAGCAGATATTTGTCCTACGGTTATAACAGGTAGTGGCGGGTTCCATTATTACATGGCTAAACCGGCTGACTGTTTTCTTAAAGAAATGCACGATGATTATCCCGGTATAGAGTTTAAAACCAAGGGACGGCAAGTGGTCGCCGCTGGTAGCAAACATCCTAATGGAGAGCTTTACCGTTGGGATGACTTTTGTCCTGACTTTGGTGAGCAGTCTAATGTTCCAGGGCGACTGATTAAGTTGCTAAAGCGTGAACCGCCAGCTAACCAAGGTCAAGCCGGTACATTAACCCCTGAACAGTTAGAACGGCTATTGGAACAATTACCGATTGAAGACTTTGGTTCCAATGATAAATGGTTCCCTCTACTATGCGCGTCTAATCATGGCACTAATGGTGCAGGTGTTGAAGAGTTTGTAGAATGGTCTTGCGGTGACCTGGAGTTTGAAGAGGACGACCAGCTTATACGGGCAAGATGGGATAGTTTAGGCGGTAAGGATTTAAACTATACGGTTAACACATTATACAAAATGGTATTAGCTTATGGTGGTGATACGTCGCTAGTTAGTGCCCAAAGTGATTTTGAAGAATTTGATAATAAGGAGGAAGACGATAGTAAGGAAGAAGATGAAATTGACTTTGATGATATAATGTCAGAGCAAGAAACCAAAGAAGGCTTTAGTCCAGGTGTCGCTACAGATATCGCAAACAAGCTACATTCCAATAGTGATGAAGATGAAATTGTTAAGGCGTTACGGGCTATGTTACAAGCCGGAACAATTGAGCAAGCAAGGGTAATGAAAATATTGATGAAAACCCTTGGTATGACCAAAGCTGAAATCAACGGTATTATTCAGCAAATAAAAGAACAGATAGCTGAAGACCTTGGGCGTATACTGGCGGAAAAGACTTTAGAAGGTAAATTCTACAAGGGTAAAGGGCTAGTCTTTAATAATAACGGTCAGTTTTGGGCGTACAACGGTAAATTCTGGGAACCGATTACCAGTGCTTACGTTGGAAAAAAGGTTACGGAAGTATTGGACCTTATGCGTAAGAAGATGGACGTTAATGTAAAGGAGACGACCATAGTAGGTGAAGCAGTAGCCACCCTTACACGTATTACAGCAACCAGCAAAGACGTGCTAAGGTTACGCGAGAAGCCTTACCCGGTTATCAACTGCAACAATGGTGAGCTATGGATTGCCGATGATGGTAGCGTTAAGCTTAAGAAGCACAGACCCTCTAGTTTCCTATTGCAAGTGCTAGGGGTTAACTACACTCCCGGTGCTGAATGCCCTATATACAACGCTGCTATTAAACGTACCTTTGCTAACTTCAAGGACGGTGAGGACATCATACGCCACTTTGAAGAGTTTATGGGGTACGTACTACACCCGGACAAACGCCCTGCTCACTGGTGGCTCCTTAAAGGTCCAGGGGGCGATGGTAAAACTACACTAATGAAGGTTATCAGTTCTTTGTTAGGCGATGCAGTATTACCAGAAAGCATTGACCGTTTTAAGGGGGGCGCAGGTGGTGATAATCATGCGCTGGCGGAATTAGTGGGTAAGCTATTGGTATACGATGACGACCTTAGCCGCAATACCATATTACCAGACGGTACTCTTAAGAAGCTCTCTGAGGACGGTCAGTTAACCGCAAACCCTAAAGGGGTACAGGGCTTTAAGTTTACCAAGATATGTACTGTAGCCATGTTGAGCAATGGTTTCCCATCTACCCGTGACATATCCAGGGGTTTCCGTCGCCGGGCTATGGTCATACCCTTTAACAGGGCGTTCCATGAGAAAGGAGCTATAACTGATTTAGCTGAGCAGATTGCAGAAAAGGAAATAGCAGGGGTACTGAATACGGCGCTGGCGGGTTTACAAAGGTTAAGGGCGCGTACCAAGTTCTTGGAACCTAGTTCCTGCAAGGTAGCCAAGGAAGCATGGTTGAATGAGTCTAACCCGGTTGCCCTGTTTATTAGTGAGCGGGTAGAGCTTACGGAAGAGTATTCTGATACGGTTGAGCTGAGTGATGCTTATACCATATTCAGTGATTGGGCTATGAGTTATAACTTTAAGAAGATGGGTACAAAACAGCAGTTCCGGTCAGCCATGGAAGACATGGATATCATTTATACCACTGCAAGGTCTAACAAGAAGGTTTTCCGCTATATAAAAATTGAGGAAGAAATTGTTGATGACTTTGATTAATTTTGCAATTTACCTAACCATTGTACTCATTAGGACAAAAGGAGTTATGCGATAGGGATTTTGATAACCATTTAACCAGAGCGGTATTTTGGTGCTCTGGCAAATAAAAGTAACCATTTAACCAAATCAGGTTAAAATGGTTAAATGGTTACTAAAACAGTCAGGGGGTAATGTATATGTATTTTTTAAATTGAAATACAAAAAGCTGTAGGGTATGTATACCTAAAAAACCTAACCTTTGTACTCATTTGTTGTTTTACAAGGCTTTTTTCAAAAAGAACGTTATTTTTTGGTATCTACAAATTTTAGTAACCATTTAACCGAGGAATGGGAATTATGAGAGCTAACCACGTAATGATTGACCTGGAGACGATGGGCACAACGCCGGACAGCGCCGTGGTTTCTATTGGTGCAGTAGTGTTTGACCCCCGGTTTAACCACGTAAGCAGCAAAACATTCTACCGGGAGCTAGATTGGGGCGACCAGCGCCGTTTGATAGACCCTGAGACCCGTAAGTGGTGGTCAACCAATACCAAGGTAGCCCAAAACGCCTTAAACGGCTTAGAGGAGCTTACAGACGCTCTAACGGAACTGGCGGTTTGGCTACCAAAGGACGCGAAAGTGTGGGGTAATGGGGCGACCTTTGACATCGGTATATTGGAGAATGCCTACCGCCAGCATGGTATAGACATACCCTGGAAGTTTTGGAACGTGCGCGACTGTAGGACTGTAAAGGATATGTACGAGTCCTCTCGCGGTGGTTTCAGTAAAAAGTCCAGAGGGGTATTGCATCACGCCTTGGATGATGCTATCTTTCAGGCTCAGTATATTTGCGATATGTGGAAAGCCTTATTAGGAGAACAGAAATGAGACTGTTAGACGTATTTAGCAGATTATATGCTAAAGAAGATAAAATAATAGCTTGGTGGTCTGCTGGAGTTACCAGCGCGGTAGCTGTTAAAATGGCTATAGAGAAATATGGAATGTATAGAGTGGAACCTATATATTTTGAAATAGATTCTCACCACGAAGACAATATACGATTTAAAAAAGAATGCGAGCAATGGTATGGTATACCTATAAGAGTAGAAAGATCTTCTAAGTATAAAGACCAGTTTGATGTTATAGCTCGTACTGGTTACTTTAACGGTCCGTCAGGAGCTAGGTGTACCGTAGAACTTAAGAAGAATATAAGGTTCCTGATAGAATCTAAAGAAAAATACTACGGTCAAGTTTTTGGGTTTGAATTCTCTAAGAAAGAGATAAATAGAGCTATAAGGTTTTCCGAGCAGTACGATGTAAACCCATTATATCCATTGATAGAAAAAGGTATAACTAAACCAGAATGTCTTCATTATCTTGAAAGTGCAGGGATAAGAATACCTAGAATGTATGAATTAGGTTATCCCAACAATAATTGTATAGGGTGCGTAAAGGGAGGTATGGGTTATTGGAACAAAATAAGGAAAGACTTTCCTGAGACGTTTGATAGAATGAAAAATCTAGAAGATAAGATGGGTAACTCATGTCTTAAAATACCTCTTTCTCAGTTAGAAGAAAATAGAGGTGTAGAACCTGAAATTATAATGCCCGACTGCGGTAATTTTTGCGACATAGAGTTTGAAGAATTAATAGACGATAGGTGTGATGATATTTTCGAAAATCCAAAAACTATAGAGAGACTTTATAAATGACCAAGCAAGAAAAGCTGAACGAGATAATGCGTATAACCGGCAAGGGCAAGATGGCCTGTGATATTGCTCTCAGCCTTGCTGGCGGGGATATTGAGAAGGCTATTGAGCGTATGAAATCAAGCTACCCTTCCATGGAGGTAAAGAAGTGAAAACATCAACCGTATTAAAACTGAGCGCTGTACTGATTACCGTAACC